GGTTTCATTCAGATTTATGAAACCAACACACAAGGTGGTAAAGAAGTACAAGGTAAAATGAATAATGCTGATGAGTATATTCGTAAAACCTTAGCACAGAAGAAGAAAGATTTTGATGGTGAGGGGTTTGAATAAAACTTCTAAGAAAATCTTTTTAAAACTTCGAAAAAATCAAAAAATCGTGAAGATATAGCAGTATATATTATACTTATTTATCGGAGAAAACAAGTTTTAAAATTAAGGAGTAAAGTAAGACATGGCGGGACACAAATTTAAGTTATCAGAGAATTTTATAAGTAAATACAAAAGGAAAAAAGCTCCTTTTGGTTTTAATGGATTAGGTGAATTAGTATATATGAGAACCTATTCTCGTATCAAAGAAAATGGAAAGAATGAAAAATGGTGGGAGACTGTTCAAAGGGTTGTAGAGGGAACATATTCCATGCAAATGAATCATATCGAATCTCATCAGTTAGGATGGAATCCTTGGCAAGCACAGAAATCAGCACAAGATATGTATGATAGAATTTTTAATATGAAATTCTTACCACCAGGTCGTGGTTTATGGGCAATGGGTACACCAATCACCGAAGAAAAAGGATTATATGCAGCACTAAACAATTGTGCGTTTGTATCAACAAAAACAATCAAAGAAGATTATTCCAAACCATTTTGTTTCCTTATGGATGCATCAATGTTAGGTGTTGGAGTAGGATTTGATACCAAAGGAGCGGGGGAAATAATTGTTAAAGGTGTTGATTCTAAAAGAGATTCACAAGTATATGAAATACCTGATACTCGTGAGGGTTGGGTTGAATCTCTAAGGTTATTATTAGAAAGTTATTTTCATGGACAAGCACCAGTTGAATTTGATTACTCATTAGTGAGACCTGCAGGTGTTCCAATCAAAGGTTTTGGTGGAGTAAGTTCAGGCCCAGAACCATTGAAAGATGTACATGAAGATATCAGAAAAGTATTAGATGGTAATAGTGGTAATCCAATCACAATCACAACCATTGTAGATATTATGAATTTAATTGGTAAATGTGTTGTGGCAGGTAATGTTAGAAGAACTGCTGAGATTGTATTTGGAGACCCACATTCAGATGAATATTTAGACTTAAAAAATTACAAAGTAAATCCACATAGAGAAACATATGGTTGGACATCTAACAATAGTATATTTGCTGAGTTAGGTATGGATTATACAGAAGCTGCAAAGAGAATTGCAGATAATGGAGAACCAGGTTTTGCTTGGTTAGATAACATGAGAAAATATTCTCGTATGAAAAATGGTGGAGATAACAAAGACCATAGAGTAATGGGTGGTAATCCATGTTTAGAACAATCATTAGAATCATATGAGTTGTGTTGTTTGGTAGAAACTTTTCCAGATAATCACGATTCGTTTGAGGATTATGCTAGAACATTAAAGTATGCATATTTATATGCAAAGACAGTTACATTAGGGAGAACTCATTGGAGTGATACCAATAGAGTTATGTTGAGAAACAGAAGAATCGGGTGTAGTGTTAGTGGTGTTGCTCAGTTTATTACACATAGAGGAATAGATACACTAAAGGATTGGTTAAATGATGGATATGATGTCATTCAAGATTGGGATAAAGTATATTCTGATTGGTTTGCGGTACCAAATTCAATCAAAACTACTTCAGTTAAACCAAGTGGTACGGTCTCATTATTGGCTGGAGCCACACCAGGTCTTCATTATCCTGAATCAAGGTTTTATATTCGTAGAATCAGGTTATCAATAAACTCGGAACTTATCGAACCATTAACAAATGCAGGATACAAAATAGAACCTGCTTTTGGTTCAGAGGATTCTACATTAGTAGTTGAGATACCAGTGGATGTGGGAGAGGGAATCAGAACCGCTGCTGATTTAAGTATATGGGAACAATTCTCATTAGCAGCATTCCTACAAAGACATTGGGCAGACAACCAAGTAAGTTGTACAGTCACTTTTAATCCAGAAACAGAGAGTGATGAAATACCAAATGTGTTGAATTATTTCCAATATCATTTAAAAGGTATATCATTACTTCCACGACATGATTGGGGTGCGTATCCACAAATGCCATATGAGGCAATTGATGAGAAAGAGTACAACAAACAAATTAAAAAATTAGGTAAGTTGAACTTTGGAGTTATCAAGAATGAGGAAGCAGAAATAGATAAATTCTGTAACAACGATAGTTGTGAGGTTCCATCATTCACAGGTGATAACGATGACCAAGAATATGCAAACTAAAGGTTTCACATACGACTGGCAGGCGACACACCAGTATAAAAATGTGTCATTCACAAGTAAACAAACAAGGAGATGATTATGAATAACTATCGTAATCTTATCGCATCAATGTTAATGATGACAGGATTGTTCGCCCAATCTATTGTCGGAACTATCGTTGATGTTGACTCACAACCACTTGAGGGAGCTAATATTGTAGTTGAGGGAACAGATTTAGGTGGAGTATCAGATAAAGATGGTGCTTTTTCTATTGAAGTTACTTCAGGTACATACGATGTTACCGCTTCTTTCATAGGTTATTCTTCAGTAACTAAATCAGTAGTTGTTGAAGATGTAGTTTCAAGTGTTAGTTTCGTGTTAGATATTAACTACTTGGGATTATCAGATGTTGAGGTGTTAGCATCTCGTGCATCTGAAACAACACCTGTTGCTTACACTAATGTTAGTAAAGAGGAAATGGAAATCAGACTTGGTTCACAAGACATTCCAATGATTCTTAACACAACACCAAGTGTATACGCAACCCAACAAGGTGGTGGTGCGGGTGATGCTCGTATCAACATTCGAGGTTTTAATCAACGAAATGTTGCAGTAATGATAAATGGTGTACCACAAAATGATATGGAAAACGGATGGGTGTACTGGTCTAATTGGGATGGTGTAGGAGATGCAACCGCATCTATACAGGTTCAAAGAGGATTAAGTGCTGTTAACCTTGCGACTCCATCAATTGGTGGAACCATGAACATTATTACCGACCCTGCTCAGTTGGAGAAAGGTGGAAAGTTCAAACAAGAAGCTGGTGATGGTGGATTCTTAAAAACCACATTCAATTATAACTCAGGTTTAATTGGAGATAAGTTAGCTTTAAGTGGAACAATTGTTCGTAAAACTGGTGATGGAATTATCGATGGGACATGGACAGATGCATGGGCCTACTATTTCGGTGGTTCTTACGCCGTAAGTGAAGACCAAAGATTTGAGTTGTACGCTATTGGTGCACCACAAAGACATGGTCAGAACTTATACAAACAGAACATCGCAACATACTCACAAGAACTTGCTGGTTCAATTGATGGATATGATACTGATGCATACGCAGAGGGTAACAAATTCGAAACTGAAGCAGGTAGGCTCTTTAATCAAAATGTTGCACCTATCGACCCATCATATACAGGTAAACAATACTTTTATATGTATGGTGCTCGTACAGAGAACAGATATAGTTCAAACTTTCTAAACGAAAGAGAGAACTACTTCCACAAACCATTAGTGAATTTAAATCACTTCTTAACACTAAACGATAAAACTCGTGTGAGTTCTGTTGTTTATTGGAGTGGTGGTTCAGGTGGTGGAACTGGTACATATGGTAGTGTTAGTAGAAAACCTGCAGTTGAGGGGAACGCTTGGTATAGAAGTTCACCTTGGCAGTGGGATTGGAATGCTGAAATAGAACAGAATCGTACTAATATCGATGCTGATTATTCTGAAACAGAAAAGCGTTCTACAGGTATTCTTCGTAACTCAATCAATAGACAAAATACCTATGGTTTAATTTCAAAACTTAACTATATTGTTAATGATGAATTAGAACTACAGGCTGGTATTGATTGGAGAACTGCTGAGATTGAACACGCACGAGAAGTTCGTGATTTACTTGGTGGTGATTACTATGTTGATTTCGCAGATGATAACTTTTCCGATGGTAAAGTTGTAAGACTCGGTGATGAAATCGCATACTTCAACACAACCACAGTCGATTGGATTGGTGGATTCGTACAAGGTAACTACACAACAGAAAAACTAAACCTATATGGTATGGGTGGTATTTCTTCTATTGAGTATTCTTACCAAGACCACTTTACAGTCGAGAATGAAAAAATAGTAGCAGACCCAATTTCTACTTATCAGATTAAAGGTGGTGGATTGTACAATATAAATGACAATGTTAATATATTCGCTAACGCAGGATATGTTGAGAAAGCACCTATTATGGATAATGTTATTTATTACGATGGTACAGTCGCATCAGACCCAGCAAACGAAAAATTCGTTCATACTGAATCTGGTGTAAACTATGGTAATGAAAAAGTAGGAGTTAAGGTTAGTGCTTATAATACTGATTGGCAAGATAGAAACTTGACAAAATCTGTAACAACAGGTCAAGGTGATTCAGGTGATACTGATGTTATCTTTTTAAGAGGTGTTAATCAAAAACATCAAGGTATAGAGATTGAAACTAAAGTGAAACCAAATGATTTGGTTGAACTTGATTTCATTGCTTCATTTGGTAAATGGAAGTTCGATGGTGATGCAGAGGGTACTTATCAAGAAAATGAGTACAACGATGAAAACCAAGTAATCGGATTGAAAACTACTGAATATGCATATGCACTTGATGGATTGTATGTTGGTGATATGCCACAAACATCTTACATCTTTGGTTTAACTTTAAAACCAATTAAAGGTTTAAGATTACAGGCTCTTTACAAAACATATGATAAGAACTATGCAGATTGGAGTCCAGCCGCAAGAGAAATTGAGGATGGAAACGCCGATAGAGCACAAGTTTGGGAAGCTCCAGGTTACTCAAAACTTGACCTGCACGCATCGTACAAACTACCAAAGATTGGTGGGTTAGATATGAGTATCAATGCTCATGTATTTAACGCACTTGATGAAGTTTTCGTACAAGATGCAGTTGATAATAGTCAATACAATGGGTATGGTGATAAACTTCACTTAGCTCATAACGCAGAAGTATTCTTGGGAACACCAAGATATGCTAATGTAGGAATTACTATTAATTTCTAATTGTAATTTGGGGGATTGAAAAATATCCCCCATTTTATAAAAAAAATACTTGACAAGTATATGGTTTTATTTGTATATTACACTATGATTATTGGGGATATTACAACCTAAATGTATAAGAATATTTATTACGAAAAACGAAGAAACAAGATTCATGTTTGGGATGACAAGAGAGGTCATCTCATTGTACCTTATAAAAAATATGCATATGTAAAAAATGCTGCAGGGTTTCATCACACATTAGATGGAGATAAAGTAAAGAAAGTATATCAATGGGATGATGATGACCCTAATTTATTCGAGAGTGATGTTCCTATCACCACAAGATTTTTAGTTGACCAATACACCGATTCAGATGATGTATCAGAGGGAGTAAGAACATTCTTCTTTGATATTGAGGTAGAAGTTGTGGATGGTTTTCCAGATGTTATGAAAGCAAATGAGAAGATAACTTCTATTGCGTTTTATGATGAGATAGTAAAGAAATATTATTGTTATACATTAGATGAAAAAAGAACTATTCAGAACTATGAGAAAGATGATGAAATAGTTGAGTTGTTCACGAGTGAGTATGATTTACTAACAAAGTTTTATCAGAAGTATGCAGAGATTTCACCTGATATATTAAGTGGTTGGAACTCAGAGTTCTTTGATATTCCTTATCTATACAATCGTAGTGTAAATGTATTAGGTAAAGAAGTTGCAGATATGTTATCACCTATTCGTGAAGTATATTATAATGAATATAAAAAGAAACACAATATTGCAGGTGTTAGTTGTTTAGATTATCTTACATTATATCGTAAGTTCTCACCAATCCAACAATCAAGTTATAGATTAGATTACATTGGTGAAGTAGAAGTTGGTATGAAAAAGGTTGAGTATCAAGGAACATTAAATGATTTATACGAAAAGGATTTACAGACATTTATTGATTACAATATTCGAGATGTAAGAATCTTAATCGAGTTAGATAATAAGTTAGATTATATTGGTATTGCAAGAGGTATAGCACATCTTGGTCATGTTCCATATGAGGATGTGATGATGAGTTCACGATATCTTGAGGGTGCGATATTAGTTTATCTAAAGAAGATGGGTATTGTTGCACCTAACAAACCTAAGAATGTTTACAAAAAAAGAGATGATGATGATAAGTTTGCAGGTGCATATGTACAGAAACCACAAGCAGGTAGACATGATTGGGTATATGATTTAGACATTACATCTATGTATCCAAGTGTGATTCGTAGTTTAAACATTTCACCAGAAACTAAAGTTGGTAAAGTTGAGGGTTGGAATGCAGAAGAATTTTTAAAAAAAGATACCATAAAGAATTATACTCTAAAGAATGGACATGGTAAAACAATTGATACACTTGATAATAAACAATTGAAATCCTATTTGGAAGAGACAGGATTAAGTATATCATCTAATGGTATTATGTATCGTACAGATAAACAAGGATTGATTCCAGCACTACTCACCAAGTGGTTCAACGAAAGAGTTGAGATGAGAAAACTTGTTAAGAAGTTTCATGAACAAGGTGATAAGAAAAAAGAAGAGTATTTTGATAGAAGACAATACCTACAAAAAATCCTATTAAACTCATTATATGGTGTATTAGGATTACCAGTATTTAGATTTTATGATTTGGATAACGCAGAGGCAACCACATCTACAGGTCAAGCCTTAATCAAGTTCAGTAAGAAGATTACAAATCACTTTTATAACAAAGAGTTGGGTAATTCAGAGGACTATGTAATTTATATAGACACTGATAGTATTTTTGCCTCTGCGGTTCCATTGATAGAAAAAAGATTTCCAAACCAAAAGTTAAGTGAAACCATGATGACTCAAAGAATTATGGAAGTTTGTGGTGAAGTACAAGATTTTCTAAATACAAGTTATGATTACTTTGCAAAACAATTCTTAAATATAGATAATCATGTATTTGATATTAAACAAGAGGTGGTTGCAAAGACTGGATTATTTATCACTAAGAAAAGGTATGGATTACGAATCATAAACGATGCTGGTAGAAAGTGTGATAAGATTCATGTTAAAGGTTTGGATACAGTCAGAAGTAATTTTGCAGTTGCGATGAAAGAATTATTAAGTAATGTATTGGAAGATATTCTTGCTAATGTTCCTAAAGAACAAATAGATGAAAGAATTAGTAAGTTCAAAAGAAATATGCATATGTTACATTATGATGTAATGGCAAATCCAATTGGTGTAAAAGGTATTGGTAAGTATGAGGTAAAGGATGAAGATTCATCTTTCAGTAAATATAAAAAAGGTGCACCTGTCCATGTTAAGGCAGCAATCAACTACAATTCACTATTAGAACATTGGTTCGAGGGTAGGAAATACGA